ACAGGGCGGCTGGACTTGGGATGGCACCAATTTCTCACCGCCGCAATGAATGCTTGGCAGGAGTATAAAAAGAAACTCGGCACCACTAGGCCGTGGGACGTGCTCAACCCAAAAACAGAGTATGTCGCCAATGACATCTCAACGAGCAGGTTTAATATCTGCGAGGAGTGCCCCAGCCTCCTCAAGGTGACCAGCCAGTGCAAAGAGTGTGGGTGCTTTATGAAGATAAAGGTAAAACTCAAGGAAGCAGTTTGCCCACTCGGTAAATGGTGATTTTACCTACAAGGTTAAGTTAGTAAAAATGAATTACATCAGTGTGGGCGACCCAAGAATCGGTATTCGTGTTTACAAAAACGCTATCAAATCTCCAGAATCCGTAGTTAAAACAATCAATAAATCAATTAAAGACCCTCCCCATTTGCCTCTTATGTGGCAAAGAGCGTTGGTTGGTAGAAACAGAAAAGTTTTAGACCAAAGAAATTGCTGGGACTGCAAGTTGCAACCCGAACATGTTGAGCGTCTAAACAAAAATTTTGACGATTTCAAAATTGCGTACTCCGAATTGGTAATGTCAATCGGCTCATGCGTTGATGATTATTCCAAAAACTACGGTTTGGATTTAAGGTACATGGAAGCAATCAATTTTGTTAAGTATGGCGTTGGTGAACACTTTGATGTTCACTCAGACCATGGACTAACCTACATTTGCACGGTTTCTAGTGTCGCCTACTTGAACGATGATTATGAAGGCGGCGAACTTTGGTTCAATAATTTTGAACAAACAATAAAACCAGAGGCAGGAGATATTGTTATTTGCCCATCAACGTTTATTTATTCTCACGCTTCGTTGCCAGTTAAATCAGGTATTAAATATTCTGTTGTGACAATGTTCGACTACAGCGACGCCGCCCACAAAGCAAGCGGCTTTCCGTATTAATTGATACGATAATTTTATGAAAATAACTGTTTTGGGTGGGGGCACAGCAGGCTGGCTAGCCGCTTTTATGATTAGCAAAGTTCATCCAGTTCATCAAATTACTGTTATTGAATCTAGCGAAATAGGGATAATTGGTGCCGGAGAAGCCAGCACGGGGACACTAACAGACATTATAAAAAGTGCACGTTTTGACTACGGTTGCGATGAAACAGAGTTTTTTAAAGAAACGGGCGCAACTCCAAAAATGGCAATTAATCATGTCAACTGGCGGAAACTCAATCATGAATATATTGCCCCAATAGACGGTACAAGCGAATTGGGGTACGGAACTTTCCCGTCTTTTATGCATGTCATTGCAAATGACATTCCTATGCATATGGCTAGCAAAAATGGGTATCTGACCAGTAAATCTTTATCTCCATTTCACTTTAATGGCGAGGTTTTAATGGCGGGAAATAATTATGGCTATAACTTTGACGGTCATTTAGTGGGACAGTATTTCAAACGACGGTGCCACTCGGTCAAAGTAATTAACGGCAAAATTTTAGACGCAATCATAGATGAGTCAGGAAATATTAAATCCGTGATACTCACATCCGGACAATACGTAGAGTCTGATTTCTTTATTGACGCGACAGGTTTTGGTAGGGTGCTTCCAAAAAAGATGGGCGTAAGATGGGAGTCTTACGCAAAACATCTGCCCGTCAACACGGCAATGCCTTTTATTCTTGAACATAAAGAAGGATTCAGAATTGACCCGATAATTGTTGCTTACGCACAAAAATCAGGTTGGATGTGGATGACCCCGACACAGGACAGAATGGGCTGCGGATATGTGTTTGACTCTTCATATACAAGCAAAGAAGAAGCCCAGAAGGAGATAGAAGCACTCCTGAAGCATGAAATTAAACCAATAAAGTTTATTGACTTTGAAACGGGTAGATTGTCTGAGGTTTGGAAAAAGAATTGTTTATTTATTGGTCTTTCGTCAGGATTTTTGGAGCCGTTAGAAGCAACAAGCATTCATGGAACAATAATACAACTTCATTATTTTGTATTTAATTATCTTAAACAAAACATTGAGTCAACCTGTAATTGGGCTTCGGTTGCTTCGTACAACAAAATGATAGGTGAACTCTATGAGGGGTTCAAAGATTTCATCAGTATCCACTATGCCAGCGAGAGAACTGATACGGAGTTCTGGCGTGATATATCTAAGCCCGAAAAACGCACAGAACGAGCGTTGCGGGTGCTTGAATCGTCAAAACATAAGACCCTTCTTGATGATGAATTGAATGTAATGATGGGGTTTGCTGGCAATGGAATCTATAACTGGATTCTTGCAGGTCTTGGTTATATTTCCAAAGAAATGGCTTCCAAAGAATTAAAACAATACAACCAAGAAGAGCAAGGTAAAAAAGATTTTGAATATCACATAAGACACATGGATTTAATATCAAAAGATTTTATGGATAATACAGAATTTATTGAACTCATAAAAGCGACTAGGTCTTAACTTTTATTTGATTTAGGCTAATTATTTCTCAAACTCAAGCCAACTTGTAAGAATATACTTTTCGCCCCCTAACGGTGGGTTGCCTCTATGCATGTGTGTATAAGCAGCAGGCGCCAAAACTAGACGCCCTTGAGATGCCTCGACACGAGCAGACTGGTAAAGGAACTCTGTTTCACCACCCAAAAGAACATCGTTGAGATAAAGAATGATAAAAGCAAACCTTCGCCCAGTTTCAATGTTGGCATGTTCGCAATGCCAAATATGATAACCGCCCTGAGGAAGCGTTTTTTGTATTTTGATTGTAGACAAGACTGGTGTTGATACTGATGAAGCCATTTGCGGATGCTTCATAAGATACATTGGGTAACACTTCTTCCAGAATTGTTCCAAGAATTCATGGACACACTCATCGCTCATTGATGGGTCCAATAAAAGTTCTCTCATCGCTGTTTCGGTGCCTATGTTTATTGAAAAATCTTGTTTATCCGATGTGCTTCTTTGAAACGCAATCTTGGAGCGATATTCATAAAAATCAATAAACTTTTGACACAATTCAGGTGAGAAAAAATTATCCCACACGCCTATATGGTCGCCCTCTGAGTATTGCTCTTCTTTTGAATTAGAACGGTATAAAACTGACACTTTTTAACTTCCCCCCAACTTGGTCGGTTACGTCAAATCCAATTGTCGTGCGAAGGTCGTGGTAACTTTCAAGGACTTCAACTTTATGAAAAATGTTACCTTTTCCAAAATAAATTTGACCGGGTTTATTTTCTACTCGATACTCTGTGCCATCTTTGGGGTTTCTGAAAACGGTATTTGTTTTCTTGGGGTCAATAGAAATATAACCGTGCCACGGCCAAGCGTGGTCATGCCAATCAAGCACCGTGCCTTCAGAGTGGCGATTCAGCCATGCCTGCATCCATAGTGGCTTGTCGTATCCAAGAACACCCCTAACCCTATGTTGCAACTCTGCATATAGGTTGTAAAAATTCAAATCCAGAGAGAGTAAGGAAAACAAATTGTACTTTGCGTGATTGGTTGTCATCTCGTGGTCGCCAAAATTGTCGTGGTACTTGAATATTGCAAAATTGAGCGATTCGTTAATTTCCTCTATGTTGTCAACGATTAGTGACGATGTTTCAAGAAATATCACAAAAGGTTGTCCTTTATTTCTTTGAGGATAATTTTTCTGACTGGCGAGCGGTCAAATCTTTGGTATCTCTTAAGTAGGCTGGGAGTAAATTTTTTATTTCTTGTACTTATCGCGTCACCAACAATTTCTTTAAGTTTGTGGGTCGCTTCAAATCTTTGAAACTTCATTTTTTTGTTTGTTGCAAACTCAAGGTAGCCCATTGGTTCGTCTTCTAAATATTTTAGTTTCGTCTGTCCCTGCCATAGGTTTACTTCAAAATTTACTGGTCTCAACCAACGACCAATATCGTAGATGCCTGGGACGGCAGCGCCGTACTGGAGATGGGGTGCTTCGTGGAACCATGGGGCCGTCAATCTCATCTGTAACGATTCTTCGCAAAAAAAGACATGTGAAAACTCGGTTACCACAAGTAATTCATTCTCTTTAGATGGGGCATGGGCTAGTTGCATGCCCACCTGAGACATAAGGTCTGGAGTATCTTTAGCCCAATCCTGATGGATTTTGTCTACGGCGCCATCTTCTTTGAGTAATACCTCTGCTTCACTATCAAATGGACACCTAATTACGTAAACGTTTTGTAAAGCATCTCGTGTTGCAGGACATTGAAAGAAATTTTTAGTTATTTTTTGGTCACTTTTTTTGGAAAGGATATCCTTCCAAACATTTCGCGGTTCTTCGAAAACCCATTGGTTGGCGCCCATTTTGTTTCTTTGAGGATTTTCGTATTCGCCATCAATCCATGGTGACCAATAAACGGTTATTTCGTTGCTCATTTAAATTTATCCCCCTCACACCATACGACTAATGAAAATCTTTGTCCAGACAAAACCGGACTCACTTTGTGCCATATAAAAGATGGGAACAAAACAACAGAGCCTTGTTCATTGTAAATAATGTTTTCATGTGTGCCGTCTGTTTTTCTACCAATCATGAATTCCCCGCCCGTAAAGTCCTCAGGTTTTGATAAAAAAACGGTGGCAGAAAGTTTTCTCATAAACAAGTTTGGGCATGGGTTGGACATTAGCAAGTCCATGTGCCAATCATAAAAATCGCCTTCTTGATATAGGGTGAATTGGGGTGGAGCGAAATATTTAAGTTCGTATTCGTAAACCCTGTCGTTTACATTGTCTATGATTTCTTTTAATCTTTCAAACATCCAACCTATTCTCTCAAGATTAAGAGGTTCAATAAACCTTAAGTCGGAACTTCTAATTTCGGATTCGACTTGACCGGTAGAAATTTTGGCAGGCTCTAGGGCTTTGGAGTTTCCAGTGCTTATTATTTCTGCACATTCTTTCGGGGTAAAAACTTTAGAGACAACAATGAAGGGCGGAGTGCAATTATGCACCGGTTTGTCATACCTGATGTCGGATTGTGGTTTATTCATTGTTCTTTAAGGGCATAAAAATCATTTATATCGCTACGATTTAACCGCCTTGTCTCTCTTTCTATTTGGGGTTGGCTCATCTCTGGATTGTTTTGCCGTGTTCTGTTATGCAAATAATTGATATACTCCGTACTTGCAAATTTGTAAAAGTTTTCCATCGTCGCCAACGCATCCAGGACCAACTTAGTATGGGGATATTTCTTAGTTAAGAAATTTTCTTTTGAAAATTCAACCACAGCAAGTAGATGCTCAATGATTGATTTCTCTAAATCTTGAAGGAGATTGGGGGTATCATCGACCGCGCAAATCATACCTTCGGTATCGGACATACGAAGAACCAACCCTTCGTAGATTACGACTGGTCCTTGACTGCTCGGGAGTATTTGCGCCGCCATGTCGCAATACTAACAAGGTTTTTTAAAACTCTGGTATCTGTTTGGCTTGAATGTAGAATTCTTCCAACGAAAATTGACCGTCTTCGGGAATGGCGTCGCTGTCGGGGAGCGAAGACAAACCGTAAATTGCGGCAAGTAATGCTCGGGCTTCATCGAAAGGCATGATGATTTCATTGGTTGTTGGGTATTCTGAATCTGCCAATATTCTATCCTTTGCTACATTTAGATAGAAGAGAAGAGAATTCACGGCCTTGACAATGTCTTCCGAATTTGTGTTAAAAGTTACGGTTCTGTTATACATTTGCGCTCCATTTTCCAAGCGGGCAACTAGCCGTAGCCAATTGTGATTTTAATAGCATAAAACATCCACATTCACGACAGGTCGTTGTCAGTTTGAAATAGCGAGGACATGTCTTGCAGATATCAAGCCTCACTTTAGGGAAACTAGGCGCCGGGGGTGTACTCAATGGCTTCTACTTTCGGGTTCGCATAGGCGGTTGACGGGGTATAGACAACACCAAATTTTTGTGCAGGAAGTGGCAGGCCAGCAGGAGCATTGACTGTCGTAACAGTATTCGGTGCCGAACTATCAACGGCGGTCACTTCAACTCCCGTAGGAGTAGTTGTCGCTTGAATATATGTTAAATACGAAGTTGAAGTCGGGTTGGCGACTTGGGTTGTTGAAACAGTCGAAACCACTCCAGCAGTTTTTTTGATAATTTTTATATCTGAGCGATTAAAATTACTTGCAGTGCCGGCATAAGTGACGTTTGTTGGCGTGTAATTGTATGGGGCGTTATAGGGGGTTGGGGGCACATAGGTACAGCAAGCGATATATCCTGTACCAAACTGAATCCAAGTAGAGCCATTGTGATACCAGCATCCATTGCCAAACAGAGTTCCGCTACTGCATGCCCAGTATGAATGATTACCACCAGGTGATACGCCAGGACCACCGCCTTGTGCACCATAGGTGTACGAACAGTTGCCTGTTGAATTGTTTGCAGTACCAGGGCCAGAACAATTGTATGGGGCACCAGATGTGTCCACCTTATCGACAACAGCCGCCCACCAGTTGTTGTTATCAGTGACCCAAAATGCAACACCTGCGCCTGCGGACCTCGTGGTTGGCAGAGTTGCTTTTACGGTTGCGGCTACAGTACCTGCATCAAAAGTTGCCAGTGGATAAGAAGCAGCGGCAGTAGATGTTGATGCTTGATTTGTGTCAATACCCCAAGTGCCACTTTCTACTAACCAATCTACTGGTCCGCCCCCGATTACGCTTGCGTTGTTGCTCCGCGCAAATGAATCCAAGAAGGCAGAAAGGATTGATTTGCCTTGAGCAAACCAATACGCAAATACACCATCTGTTTTATTGTTCCTACCCGAACGGGGAGACAGTGGACCACCGCTTACTGCTTGACCAACTGAGCCACGTTTAATAAATTCTGACATAATTTATGCCATAATTCTGTTAACGTACCCTGACAAAGAAATTACGTTTGCGGTGCCCGCTGCCGCTACAACCGTAAGCGGACTTACGTTACCCTTGAGAAGCAGACCGGGGACAACGAGGAACAAACCGCCCTTTGTTTTGACCGTGTATTCAATAATGTCGTCGGGGTCCGTTACGCCGCCGAAGCCAATTCGCAACGCGACATCCGCCGAGTGGTTGTTCTGTGCGTAAATCCACACTTCGTCAATGTCCCCACTGGTTGTCGAACCAGTATGAATCGCGGTTGGCGAAGAACCAATTGCTGTCGCCGCGACCTTGATTGCTCGACCGGTATTTGAACCACCGCTAAGTGTCAGTTTGGTGAATGTTGCCATGTTTTGTCTCCCGTGTATAAGTTACTAGAAAATCTGTCCAGCCAGAACGAACTGGTCGTTGTCCGGTGCGACAGTGGCATCTATGGCGATGGTTGCCGTAGAGCCCTCACCCGGAGTGTGGGTGACTGTAATGCCTGTTCCGCCTGATACGCCTGCCATGTAGTTGCCGGTCGTGTCCGTGCCCAGGGTGATTGGCTGGTCGACCCACGCCGTGCCGTTATACATCAAAAAGTCCTTGTCGGCAGCAGAAGCGATTGTCACGTCGGTCAGGTTGTCAATGGTGAGCGCTGTTGCGGCTGCGACGGTCGCGTCAGTGGCAATGTTGGAATAGGTCGAGCCGTCGTTCGTCAGTTCCCACTTGTCGTTGGCCTCGTTCCAGCGGAGCACCACGTTCGTGGACGAACCGCGCTCCACCTCAATGCCGGCATTCTCCGACGGCGCGCCAGTGGCGTTGTTGTTGAGGACAATGATGTTGTCGTCGACCGTCACCGTCTCGGTGTTGACCGAGGTGGTGGTGCCGGAAACGGTCAAGTTTCCCCCGACCGTCAGGTCGTTGGTCGTGACGGTTCCGGAGAAGGTCGGCGAGGCGAGGTTCGACTTGAGGTCAAGTGCAGTTTGGGTCGCGGTGGATACCGGCTTGTTGGCATCCGTCGTGTTGTCAACGTCCCCAAGTCCAACCATGGTTTTTGTGATGCCCGAGACCGTGCCAGTGAAAGTCGGCGATGCAATGGGTGCGATGATTGCCGTGTTGACGGCGACAGTCGGCGTCGCGCCCTCACCGGAGTTGTTGGAGAGGGTTATGCCCGTGCCAGCAACGAGCGACTCAACATATGAACCCACCGTGTCTGTGGAAAGATTGACAGCGTCATTAATCCATGCTGTTCCATTCCAGCGAAGGAAATCACCGTTTGCGGCAGAGGTGATGGTCACGTCGCCGAGGTCGTTTAGGACGGCCGCCGAGATGTTTGAGACAATCGAATAGCCGAGAGCATTCCACGCCGTGGCGCCGTTGCCTATCTTGAACTTGCCCGTGTTGGTCTCGTAGCCGACCTCGCCCGACGCAAGCACGGCGTTGCCCGAGGT